CGTTGCGGGGCAGGATCGCATCCTGGGATGCCGGCGGTTTATAAGCACGGTGGAGTCCGGCAGCTACGCCATCCGCACACGGGACGCAGACTTTGTAATTGGCGCAATAGAGCGGACGTTTCGGCACCGCCAGGGCCAGGCGCTGGATGGTACGCCGATGCGCGGCAAGCCGTTTCTGCTGGAACCGTGGGAAAAGCTCTGCGTATACGGAATGCTGATTTTTTATTACCCCGGCACGGATGAGCGCCTCGTTGTTGAGGCGTTCATTTTTATTCCCCGCAAAAACAGCAAAACCTTATTCGTATCCGCCCTGGCGTGGGCGCTCGGTGTACTGGAAGCAAGATCCGGCTCCAAGGTATATGTCGTTGCGTCCGTTCTGAAGCAGGCCATGGAAACATTCGACAACTGGTCGTACAACCTGACAAAGATCTGGTATGAGGGCAAGAAGGCAGCGCAGTCCGAGGGCTGGCGGATCCTAGATAACAACATGGCGCACTCCATCGAAAACGATGATATCGCCGGCGGCAGCCTGCACCTTGAGGCAATGGCCGGCAATCCCGATTCGCATGACTCTTTTAACTGTAACGTTGCGATCATCGATGAAATGCAGGCGCTGAAAAATGCCCAGGAGTACAACCGGTTCAAGGAAGCGCAGAAGGCTTACACAAACAAGCTGACGATCGGCATCACCACTGCCGGCGACGACCCGACCGGGTTTTGCTATCAGCACCTGAAATACTGCCAGGGCATTTTAGACGGCCGATTTCAGGATGATTCCATGTTTGTTTTTATCTGCAAGGCGGACGAGGACGAAAACGGGGGCGTCGACTACCTGAGTCCGGAGCAGCACCGGAAGGCCAACCCAAACTACGGCGTAACAATCCGGCCGCGCGACATGGAGCGCGATGCGCTGATCGCGCAGAACGACCCGCAGAAGCGCAAGGATTTTTTAACTCGCTCGCTCAATATCTTCGTTTCATCCATGAAGGCATATTTCAATCTCACAGAATTCCAGCTGTCCAACAAGGAGTCCGAGCTTGAGCTGGGGATTGATGCGAGCTGGTCATACGAAAAAAAGATTAAGTTTCTCGCCGGCCTGCCCGTCGCATGGTTCGGCGGCTCTGACTTGTCCAAGCTGCACGACTTGACCACGGCAGCGCTGCACGCAGAGTACAAGGGCATTGACATCGCGGTTACGCATGAGTGGTTCCCGGTCGTCGCCGCCCATGTGAAAGCAGACGAGGATAGCATACCCTTGTTTGGATGGCGCGACGACGGACACCTGACCTTGAGCAACTCCCCGACGGTCAACCACGCCGAGGTGGTCGAGTGGTATGTGGCAATGAAAAAGATGGGCTTTAAGATCCGACAGGTTGGGCACGACCGGAAGTTCTGTCGGGAGTATTTCATCGGCATGAAGCGGGCTGGATTTTCCGTGGTGGATCAGCCTCAGTATTTTTATAAGAAAAACGAAGGTTTCCGACGTATCGAGGTCAAGGCAAAAAACAAGAAGTTTTACTACCTGGGCAGCTCGGCGTATGAATACTGCCTGTGCAATGTCCATGCGATCGAAAAGACGGATGACATGATCCAGTATGAAAAGATCCAACCGGAACACCGCATCGACGTGTTTGACGCGGATGTCTTTGCGGCCGTCCGGATGCTCGAGGATCTCGAAAAAAATCAAAAGGCTAAGGGGTGGCTTGAATGAGCAGAAAAAAACGACCCGGAAACACGAGAGATGCTCCGGCGCAGAAGCGTGACGCGGCGACGTCGTGGCTGTGCTCCGTCGACGCATACAACATCCTGACGGCCGGGCAGTACACCCGGCTTTCCGATTGCCCCGAGGTGCGGATGTGCGCGCATGTGTATGCGGACCTGATCAGCTCCATGACGATCCACCTTATGAGCAATACCGACCGCGGCGACATGCGCGTGAAAAACGAGCTTGCCCGAAAAATCGATATCGAGCCGCATCCGCTAATGACGCGCAAGGCATGGATGTATAACATCGTTTGGACCATCCTGCTTCCGGGCGAAGGCAATCAAGTGACCTATCCGCGCTATAGCGCAAACGGACTGATTGAAAGCCTCGAGCCGCTGAAGCCGTCGCGGGTTCTGTTCCAAAACACGCCGGACGGGTACGTCGTCTGCTACGGAGACAAAACCTTTCTCCCGGATGAAGTGCTTCACTTCGCGGTCAATCCGGATCCGGAGCGGCCGTGGATCGGAACCGGATTCCGGACGGTGCTGCGGGATGTGGTTAAGGGCATCAAGCAGGCCGGCGCAACAAAACAAGCGCTGCTGGAAAGTCCATCCCCGTCGATCATCGTCAAAGTGGACGGCTTAACCGAGGAGTTTGCGAGCCTTGAGGGCAGGCAGGCGCTTGGGAAACAGTATCTCGATTCTTCTGAAAACGGCCGGCCGTGGTTTATTCCTGCCGAGGCCTTTGACGTCAAAGAAGTCAAGCCGCTGACTTTAAACGACCTTGCGCTGGCAAAAAATCTGGAAATAGACAAAAGGACGGTCGCCGGCATATTCGGCGTGCCGCCCTTTTTAGTTGGCGTCGGGGAGTTTAACCGGGAGGAGTACAACAATTTCATTGGCGGCCGGGTAATGGCCATCTCCAAGGCGATCGAACAGGAGCTGACGCGCAAGCTGCTGATCTCCCCGGATTTGTACTGGCGGTTTAATCCGCGCAGCCTGTACAGCTACAGTCTGGCAGACATTATCACAGCCGGCAGCGAGATGGTCGACCGCATGGCTATGCGCCGCAACGAGTGGCGCGACTGGATCGGCATGGGCCCGGATCCGGAAATGGATGAGCTGCTGGCACTGGAAAACTACGTCCCGGCAAGCCGGCTCGGCGACCAGAAGAAACTGAACGGAGGTGATAGCAATGGAGAAA